ACGTTTATTTGAATGCTTTTATTTTAACTGAAAAGAGAATATAAATACATTCATTGTGAATTATTGAATTACGAAGAGTTTTTAATAAAAACGCTATTTGATTAGAAAAGGTAGTGATATCTCATGAAGAAGTGTCAAAAGGTTAAAGAACTTGTACGGATGTTAAAAGAACTTGCTGATGAACATAGATTCGGCGGATTTAACGAGTACGATCAAGAAATAACAAATCTATTCGAGGAAATATTGCCTCACCTATCCCATGAAGGTTTGAATTTTGCAATGGGTTATATAGAGGAAGCAAGTAAGGTAGGGGTTAACAGAAGAAAACCGATGACAAGTGATGATATGTTCATTTGGAAGATTGATAACAGAAAAACAGTAGGACGAAATATATAAAAAGGGGAATAAAAATGGGAACATTAGTTGTTAATTGTGGAGAGTATGAATTTACTAGATTTGAAAGTGCTGTACGAACTTTGGAACAAGAATATGGTCATGAAGGCGAAGCTTGGGAAATGGTTGTGGCAAGTGGTGATTTAGAGATATTAAGTGACTTCATAAATACTGATGGTTTGAATGCAGAAATTGAATAAAAACTTCATTTTAGTAGAAAACGAGTTGGTGATATGAGACTTACTTTTATAGATCTATTTAGCGGTGTTGGAATGATGAGAATTGGATTAGAGCAAGCCGGACATAGCTGTATTGGTTTCTGCGAATGGAACAAACCTGCAAGGAAAACATATGAAGCAATGCATGAAGTTAATGTAGAAAGCGAGTGGACGGAACATGATATCAGAAACGCAAAAGGAACTACTATTCCGAGGGCTGATATTTGGACAGCAGGGTTTCCTTGTACTGATATTTCCAAAAACGGAAAACAAAAAGGACTTGCAGGAGAAAAATCAGGACTATTTACAGAAGTTATCCGGCTCATCAAAGAAGTACCTGAACATAAAAAACCTGCCTACCTGCTCTTTGAAAACGTTGATAACACATTATCAGTCAATAAAGGATGGGATTTTGCCCGTATTCTCACTGAAATGGATGGAATCGGGTATGATGCGGAATGGGATGTTATCACCTCAACAGAGGTTGGAATCCCTCAAAGAAGGAAAAGAATATTCATTGCAGGATATCTTAGAGGAGCAGGTGTCAGACGAATATTTAGTTGATACAGAAAAGAACAGCTGCATTTTAAAAGTAACAAAAGATTATGTGAAAATAAGACAGGCTACTAAACAAGGATATGATATCGGTGTTGTCGGTGACGCTATTAATATAGCAGTACCAACATCCAAGACGCGAATAGGTCGCATAGGGCACGGCGTAGCGCAAACATTACTTAGATCCAGGGAACAATGTACTTTACGTGATGGGAAGTTATACTGGTTCACTGAAAGAGAATCGTGGCGATTACAAGGCATACCGGATGAATACTTTGAACGAGCGAAAGAAGTAACGTCACCAGATCAATTATATGCACAAGCTGGTAACGGGCTAACGGTTAATAAAGCGAAATTTATCGTTGAGAGAATGGGATATGTGGAAGATTAGTATAAAAATTTCATTTTGTAGAAAAGAGGAAGCTAAAAAAGAGCACTATATATAAGTGCTCTTTTCGAGAGTGAGTATAAATTCCTATCATTCTATACTAGTATATGCACTGTATTATGTAGTTGTTACTAAAGTTAATATCAGTTTTTAAAATTAGAGGTTTCTTTTAATGAAACCTCTAAAAGATAACTAAAGTTACGTTATAGTAAATTCAATTGCAATAGGAGTACCTCCATCTAGGACGGCTCCCCCTACAATAGTAGCAGCTGTAGTAGTCACACCAGTAATAGTATCACTAGTTTGAATAANNGCCATTAATATAAAGTGTAAAATAAGCATAAGAAGCAGGGAATGTTGTTACAGCACCAGTGTCATCAGTGAAGTCTGTGTTAGCAAAAGTTAAGTCTGCTCCAGCGGCAGTTCCTGTTGCTGCGGTACTTACAAATCGTCTCCCAGCTATAAAAGGCTTAACGATAGGCATTTATGTTCACCCCTTTTTGAGATTTAACTCAGACAAGTTTTTTGAAAGTCTTGTCCTGTATTGTATTCTATGTTGTGTTTCTTTTAAAAGATACGGCTTGTATACTAGTAAAAAAGTATAATTATATGTATTTATAANNCAAAAATTTCATTTTGTAGTGTTATTTATATATAAAAGAGCACTTTTCAAAAGTGCTCCTTAATCATCATTTTAGCGTAGGACAGAAAATAATAATGCTGCTAAGAAGGGTGTGAAATCAAATAAGATATGTGTGATAGAACTGGCCCATAATGAATTAGCTTTAAATGCAACCCAGTTAAGTGGCAATCTAGCTAAACCAATAACAAAGAAAATCTGAACGAGGTTACCGTTATATGTAGAATAATGTGCCAAACCAAAAAAGAATGCGCCAATAATTGTAACAATAATCATTGATCGTTTCTCGTTTACTCCATGTTTTTTCAAAAAGTAAATTGCTAGTATAGATGGAATTAAAACGAAGCATTCTTCACCGATTAAACTAAATATAATATCTATAGCGTTATAGATGAATTGAGTAGGTGTGTTGTCTACAAAAATATTAGTCGCTCCGTTAGCGGCAACCGGAAAATCAAAACCATATGTGATCACTACTGCAACAAGTGAGCTTTGGACTGCATTCCATATGTAACCAATTAAAATAATTTTAATTACTCCTTTTTGGAGGGGGCTAAACGCTGACTTAATTCCGTATGTGCCATAGTTCAAATATAGAGCAATGACACCAGCTAGAGCTATAAATGTAAAACTGAATGGTAGACTTGCATAAATCAAACCTACGTAAGCAATAAGAATTAAAAAAATACCGATAATTACAGTTAAAGTGCTACTAGGTCTTCTGTCGTAAAGACTGTTCATTGAGTTTTCCTCCTGCTCTGTTAATAAAATTCGTTTAATTAAATTCCAAAAATATGAAATTTCACTTTTATTGTATGACGGAGGTAACCAATTTAAAAGAAAAAAATATGTAATTACACGAATAAATTTTGGGCATATGAAAATTTTACGAATCTATTCATGTAAATAAAACTGAACAAAATAATCCTTTTGTTTATAGAAAAACAAGCTATTACGTTCCGTTGATGGGGAAACTTTTCTAATGTATTCTTAAGAGTAGATGGGAATAGAAAGAATATCTTCAAGAGGAGAGTGATTAATTTATGTTAGGAAAGTGGTTGGATAAATTAAAAGAACCTAAATGTATACATAGATATAAACTCATTAAAAGTCAAGATAGTGAAAATTTTAAAACCGGTAAGATGGGGATAGTTAGTTATTATAAATGTGAAAAGTGTGGGAAAGAGAAGGAAATCAGTAAATATACTAATGATCTTAATAGTGACTATGGGGATATTTAAAATAACATTCGAATATAGTCCGGCTAGAAAACTAGAGGACACCAATTCATTAAAGCAGCAATTCAAGCTGTTTTAGGAATAGGTGTCCTTTTTACTTTGAAAAGGGAGATGGGGAAATGAAGGTGTTAAAGGATCAGTTACGTGAATGGAAAAAGCAATCCAAGCAAGGAAAGAAGAAAAATAAGAAAAAACAAAAAGAAAAATTAAGCACTCGTGAAATTGAGGATTTGATGGGGATGCATAGACCTTGCTATGAGCGGAGACGTGGAGCTTTAAGACAAAAATAAAAAGGAGTGGTCTTATATGACTAAACAATTATCTTTCTTACCAAAAATCGATAGAGCAGCAACACAAGAGAAGTTAGAAGGTGTGCTTGAAAGTGTACGCATATATAGACAGTTTGGAATGATTCGTAAGGAAATGAAAGTCACTCCTTCTTATGAAGTTAGAGAACATGGTCCAACACATACTGTTGGAAAGCCTTTAGAGGATGTAGCAATCGCTAATTTGCAACAAAGTGAACGTGAAGAGTGGTTGGAGTTAATTTCATTCCGTATTGATCAGTTTTTAAACCGTTTAGGTAATGGTAGTGCGGGAAGAATCCAAAGAGATATTATTAGTAAACGTTATTTAGAAGAAGAGGATGTATGCGATTATATGATTTATAACGAAATCGGAATGGCTGAACGTACATATCGTCGTTGGAAATCCAGAGCATTTTATAATTTAGCTTTTGCTCTTAGATTAGAAGTTTATGAGACTGAAGAAACTGGAGGTAACGAATAATGAACTTTGTTCAACCGATACGTGATTCAGAAGAAATACAGCAACTAAAAGAGTATTTTAAGGAAAAGAGCTTACGTAATTACATCCTCTTCATTATGGGCATTAATACAGGCCGGAGAATCTCAGATATTTTGAAATTAAAGGTAGGAGATGTCAAAGGCAGTCATATATCTATGAGGGAAAAGAAAACAGGGAAACAGAAACGAATACAAATTACTGCAGCATTAAAAAGAGAACTTAAATGGTTTATAGAAGAAAGAGAAGACAATGAGTATTTATTACAAAGTAGACAAGGTAAGAATCGTCCTATTGGTCGTAGCATGGCATATAAGATACTAAGTGGAGCGGCGGCAGAGTTCGGATTAGATGAAATAGGAACACATACATTAAGAAAGACGTACGGGTATCATATGTACATGCAAACAAAAAACATAGCATTACTCATGGAGATATTCAATCACTCGTCAGAGAAGGTCACGTTACGATAGGTGTAAACCAAGATGCAATGGATAAAGCAATGACTAGGTTTAAAATCTAATCATTTCTTATTTCTTTTTAAATCTAGGGGTATCGCAGCATTTTGGGAAAAATTAAAAAAGACTCGACCGTTTTTTTTGGTCAAGCCCTGTATTAAATTACAAACTATTTCCCTTTAAGCACCAGGAATATTTGGAACTAAATTCTGAACGATTTTGATGAGATTATTTGCGATATCTTGTTGTTGAGATGTAAGTGTATCGGATCCATCAGTGAATACTGTAACGCAGATCGGGCAAGCTTCGATATGAATCCCCAATAGATTAATTGCTAGACCACCTGGTATATCCACAGTAAGAATCGATGTGGAACCTTCAGGAGGAGTACAAGTCTCACAGTTAGTTTCAAGAGCCATAGAGTCACCTTCTTTCTTGATAGAGTTAATATATAAATATGTTCGAAGATACTCAAAGGACAAAGGTATTTGTACAAGCTTCGAAAATTGTGTTAGTGACTCAGATTTCCCCCCAATGAACTCAAGTCCTTCAGAAGATGTTACAATTATTGGATTAGTATCGGTATCGTGTACAATGAAAATCCCACCAAGCTTGGTGAATTCATCAATGATTCCTCCTGGTTGCATCATTTCCATGATGTCCAGATCAGTAATATTCCCTTGAATTCCGATCCAAACACACCAGTAATCTGCTGCCAGTTGTTCACCTGTAGTGTATTGATCTTTGATAATTGATGGAGATATCTGCACAACAGTATATTGAGTGAGTGACCAAAGTTGTTTGGCGAAATCATAGGATGCAACATCATTCTCAAGCAATAAGACGCCCTTACCAAAAACGAAAGTTCTACTAGGACAATTCATGCTGGTTGTCTCAGTCGTAGAAACTGTTTTATTTATATCCAACGTATAATCATTGGAGCCCTTTAAATTTGTTATTTGAACCACTGGTTCAGTAACCGTGAGACAACTATCCGAACTCATGATTCCGTCTAATCTTGCAAAAATTTGAGCTTCCCCAGTATTAATTGCTGTAGTCAAACCTTTTGTTTCTTCCCCATTTGAAACTATTGCACTTGAAAGATTGCTAGAGTACCACTCTACAAGTTTTGTAATGTCCCTAATTGATTTGTCAGAATACGTACCTGTCGCAGTAAACTGATGGCTCAAACTTGAACAAAGAGATAAAGTCTTAGGATCTATCTTGATGGAAACCAAGACAGATATTCTTTTTTCGTAACATTCTTTCTCTTTTGGGATAAACAGAATAGGAGGGTTAAATTGATTGGAAGTGTTCATTTGTGTTAGCCTCACTTTCTTTATCAATACATTTAATCAATATATGTTACATACAGAACTCGGTTTGGACTTGACCGCTCCCCTGATTATTTAGTTCATTTTAATCTGAAACTATTCACTTCCAGTAACGATAATTATGTAAATAAGCTGTCCACATGGGCAGCTTATTTTATTTTTCCGCATAGCGTAGGTTATTTTGCAAAATGTTGGTGGCATCTCTATACAGTTACTCATAATTTTCGTACTGTGTAACTCAAAAGAGAAAGTTAAATGAAATCAATGATACCAAGCGATTCAGCGAAGGGGGCAGTTACACACAATATAAGATATGGGTAAGTGATGGGAGCTTTTTACTATAAAATAATAAGCAAATGATAATGTTAATCAAAATGAACCCATTGGCTACTAGGTTAATACGATGTAACGGGAAGGAGATGGAAAAATGAATAATGGTCATTATGAATACAAAAATTCTTTTCATCAATATTATCCAAACGATTCTTATCCTTTTTTAATGGACAACAGAAATATAGATATGAGTAGAGAGGTAAGGCCACAACAATGGCAACAACTGCAACAATGGCCACAGCAACAACAGCAACCACAACAGCAACAGCAACCACAGCAACAGCAACAACAACCACAGCAGCAACCACAACAACAATATAAGTGCCAATGTGATGGAAAAGAAGCTCTTTGTGTTTCAATTCCAGTTCCAATTACAGTTGTTCTTTTGGGAACGAAACTTCAAGTTGAATTACCGTGTATTAGAATAACTTCCGAGGAAGATATTACACCAGTATTGAAAAAGTTGATAAAGTCCCTTGGTGGTTTACTTGGCGGTTCAGGTAGCACTTCGACTTAAAAATACAACTTTACTTATTTATTCGGATAATACTAGTGTTCGTTTAAGCAACGCAAAGTAGACTTGAATAGCAATAAGCAACTTTTGTGTCATTTGAACTAGAACCATACACTTTGGCAAGGTTATGGTTCTTTTTAATTGTGGCAAAATAACGCTTCTTATTAAAACTTTCGGCCAACTCATGAGTAAAGTGATAGCGTTATTGATTTTAAAAAATAAAAAATCGCCTTATTAAAGGCGATTTATAATTTATTCATTTTGTATTTTTTTGATGATACATAAATATTTTTAAAAATTAAATGCAATGTTCTACATTAACGTGTTTCTGGATCTTTGTCTTTTTTTCTAAGACCAAATAATCCTAGTAGTCCCAATAAACCAAGCCAAGTCCAATTATTATTTTTATCACGATTATCATTTAAATCATTTGTCGTATTTACATTTCGAGTTCTCACATCATTATTAACTCTATTCATGTTATTGTCATTAACTCGAGTTGTAATATCACTATTATTAACTCTATTCATATTATTTCCATCGTATTCAGCATGAACATTAGTACCAAAAACCATAATAGTTAGTAATAGAGCACTTAAAATAGATAAGAATTTTTTCTTCATAGCTTTCCCCTCCTTTCATATTCAGTAATGTCTCCAGGTTCTTTAGGTAATATTCATTTGAAAATATATAAACCATTTGAATTGAAATTATGATAAACATCTTTAATTTTTATAATTAAAAGTACCTATAGTAATGGATCAAGTTAATTGAAATGTATTTATTATTTGTAAGAATAAATTTTTGGTAACGGTACATTCTATGAGAGGTAATTACTATATTTGGGTAAGGTGTTCCTCATGAGTTATAAGAACTTATTTTCTTTAATCAAGAATATGGTTAGGAAAATTTTTTCTATAGTAAGTATTGTTGCTAAAAGTTTAATTTCTTTAAGGAGGAATATTTTTATGGGTATTTTAAGTGGAAATCCACAAAATGAACCAATGCACTATGGAGAAGTCTTTGGGATTTGGAGTTATCTTGCAGCGGCACAAGGCGCAATTGCTGGATATCAAGTTCTTATTAACCACACAGGTGATGAGGATTTAAAGAAATTCTTAGAAAACCTTGTAGAGAATGATATCCAATCAGAAGTTGAAGAATTAAAAAATATATTAAAATTGAATGGTGTTGCATTACCACCAGCACCTCCAGAAAGACCAGTTGCATCTATTGAAACGATTCCTCCTGGTGCTCGTATTAATGATGCGGAAATTGCAGCTAAAGTTTCTATGGATCTTGCTGCTGGGTTAGTAGCATGTAGCCAAGCTATGGGACAATCTCTTCGAGAAGATGTCGGAATGATGTTTGGTCAATTTCATATGAAAAAAGCACAAGCTGGAGCTATATTACTTCGTCTGAATAAGAAAAAAGGTTGGATTATTCCGCCTCCATTACATGTTCTACAATCAGATCAAGCATAATAACTAAATAAAATTCCATCTATTCTTTATGGTTGTTGCAGTGAGGTTGTCTAGGAAAATAAATGTTATTAGCGAATTAAAATAAGTGGCAGAGTCATGACCGCTTTTTGGCAGTAAATGTGCCGGTTGTTTTGGAATTAGCATGTTATATTTGTATTGTGAGTAGTGGCGGAAAACAATGCTCATAAGATTCCTGATAACTGAAATGGATCGTCATGACCGGTGGCGTTGGTTGTAGATTGGATGAACAATTGTTTCTTGTTTTCACATTCAATTGCAATTTACGTTGTGTAAACGGAGAAGGGCTTTTGCTCTTCTTCCAGTTACTTAATAATATTGATGCAAATAAACGTAAATAAAATTAGGTGATTGGAAGAAGAATAAAACTTCATTTACCGTAATTGAAGTGTAAATTAATACTTAAACAAAAAGCATCCATTCGGGTGCTTTTTGTTTTATAGATAAGGAGTGAGGATAATGTGTAAGCATAAGTATCAAGTGTTAGATAGTGAGACTACTTCTTTCTATTCTGATGCTAAGCATTATGGCTTAGATGTATCAGCTACTTTCTACTGTGAGAAGTGCCTTGATATTAAACATCGAGAGAAGCGTATTGATACAGGTGTGATTGAGGTAAAGGATAGTGAATGAATATAAAACCAAACAACAGAAGCGTAAGTTCTATGACAGTGGTGAGTGGAAGAGTATACGCGAACAAGTAAAGAAGAGAGACTCTAATGAATGCCAAGAGTGTAAACGTAACGGTAGCGTTCAAACAGATACCAATGAGTACAGTGAGAGTGCCAAGCGTAAGAAGATACAGCTCGTTGTCCATCATATAAAAGAACTTGAACATCATCCAGATCTTGCATTAGACATAGACAACCTTGAAACAGTTTGTGTGAATTGTCATAACAAAGAACATGGAAGAGTTTATGAAAAGAAACAAAATAAATGGGAACATGATGAGAAATGGTGAAAATAAAACAAAAATAACACCCCCCCTTAAAATATTTCGTGAAAAATTCGTCTAAGGGGCACCGGAGGAGGGGGTCGATTTTCTAAATTTATAAGCAAATTCGCGCGTTATATCAAATTGGAAAACGATGTAAATCAGAAGGGAGGGATATTGTGGCTAGAGTTAAGCGTGAAACAATGAGAAAAAGGATTGAAAAGGATTTAATAAATCAATTGAAAGAAAAAAAGATTGTAGGTAATCATTATGTTGACTTAATTCAAGATTATTTATCGCTGTGGGATTTAAAATGTATTCTTGTTGATGATATTGAAGAAACAGGAATAAAGGTATCCGGCATGCACGGTCCGAAATCCAACCCTTCTATTAATGATTTACATAAAACTAACGATCGGATGATAAAGATTTTAGATGCACTTGGATTAGAAGCATCGGCAGAAGAAAAGAAAGTTCCTTCAAAACCTGTGCGCTCTGCTAGAGATTTAACATGATTCAAAATGAATATGTAACTAAATATATTGAAATGTATCGAGTGGGAAAAATTATGCTAAATAAAGAGCGCATAATGCTAATTGATTACCTAGAGAAATACATTTTAATACGTGATGATCTGTATTTCGATAATGAAATGCATGATGATTATATAAAGTTTACAGAAAAATGGTATTTTGAATTACAACCATTTCAGAAGTTTTTAACCGCATTTGTTTTTCTTTTTTATGAAGAAGACGATTCGGTTTTTTACGAGCAGTTTCTAATTATGATGGCTCGTGGTGGCGGTAAAAATGGTTTGATTTCATCATTATGTCATTTCTTTATTAGTCCACTACACGGGATAGAACGCTACAATGTTTCAATTGTGGCTAACAACGAGAAGCAAGCTAAAGTTTCTTTTCGTGAAGTCTATGATGCTATTAAAGGAAAAGAAATACTAGAAGATATGTTTTATCGAACTAAGGTAGAGATACTGAGTAACGATACTCAAAGCATTATGCAATATCATACATCTAATGCTGGTTCTAAGGATGGACTTCGTGACGGTTGTGTTATTTACGATGAAATACATCGATATGAAAACTTTGATGTAGTAAATGTATTCTCTAGTGGACTTGGAAAAGTGCCAAATGCTAGAGAATTTTTTATTGGTACAGATGGTTTTGTTCGCGATGGGTTCTTAGACAAGACGAAAGAGCGAGCGATGAATATTCTAAAAGGCAAAGATTTAGAAGACCCATTGTTTCCCTTCATCTGCAAGATCGATAATCCAGAAGAAATTGATAATCCTGATGTGTGGGAAAAAGCGAATCCTATGTTCAGCGAGCCGAGAAGTTCTTACGCTAAACAATTATTTAAAAAGGTATTAACTCAATATAAACAATTAGAAAATAATCCTTCAAACCGTGAAGAATTTATAACAAAACGGATGAATTATCCCGAAACAGATTTAACAAAGTCTGTAGCTCCGTGGGAGGAAATCATGCGTACTGGTTATGAAGAAGATGGAGTAACGCTTAGAGAAGTTCCAGATCTAAGACACAAAACTGCTGTGGGCGGCCTCGACTTCGCCAGCATCAAGGACTTTGCATCAGTCGGATTACTGTTTAAACATGGTGAGGATTACATTTGGAAATCACATTCATTTGTAAGAAAAGGCTTTTTGGACAAAGTGAAATTAAAAGTACCTATTAAAGAATGGGAAGAACAAGGATTGCTTACTATTCTAGATGAACCAGTCATTAATATCTCTCACATTGTAGATTGGTTTGTAAAAATGCGTGAGTTATACGGGTTTAATACGATTGTAGCTGATACGTTCCGTCTTGATCTTGTTAAATCAGCACTTGAAGCTGAAGGTTTCATATTGTTATACATTCGTAATCCAAAAGCAATTCATTCCCTTTTAGCTCCACGAGTTGAAACATTATTTGCAAACAATCGCATTATCTTTGGTGATAATCCATTAATGCGTTGGTACACCAATAACGTCTACGTCCACATCAAAAAAGACGGTAACAAAGAATATCTGAAAAAAGATGAATTCAAGCGAAAAACAGATGGATTCCAAGCTTTTATCCATGCATTATGGCAAGCGGATAACGTTCTTGTGGATGAATTTGATTTTATGCTAGATGGTATTAAATTCTAATAAAGGGGGTGATAATCATTGGATGGCTGGATGCGGTATTTAAAAGAAATAGTGAGTTAGGATTTATGTTTGATGTGGAAATGTTTATTGAAAAGGCAAATAGAGTCCACATGAAGCGAATAGCGATTGATACCTGTATATCATTTTTAGGAAGGACAATTAGTCAATCAGAATTCAGAGTAAAAAACGGTGGGAAATTCGAAAAAGATGAGCTTTATTACCGATTAAATGTTAGGCCCAATAAGAATATGACAGCAAGTACCTTTTGGGAACAGTTCATTTACAAACTTATTTATGATAATGAAGCTTTAATTATACAAGCAGATGATGGTGATCTACTTATCGCTGACGACTTTGAACATAATGAGTACGCTGTGTTTGAAGATACTTTTACAAATGTCACCGTAAAAGATTATCAGTTTAAGAGAAGTTTTAAACAAAGTGAAGTCATTCATTTAAGATATCGTAATGACAAGTTATCACCGCTTATTGATGGGCTTTTTGCTGATTATGGTGATTTATTCGGTAGGATATTAAGCTCTCAAAAACGTAAAAATCAAATTCGTGCCACAGTTGATATGGACATGCTTGCTGCAAAGAGTAAAGACCATCAAGCAAAACTCCAAAATTTTATAGATGACATGTATAAAGCTGTTGGAGAAAATGATATTGCTATTATTCCACAACAACCAGGATTTAAATACGAAGAAACATCAGGTGGTGTAAATTCTGGTCAAAGTGTGGATGAAATAAACAAAGTAACGAATGGCTTTCTAAATCAAGTAGCTATGGCTTTTGGTATTCCGACCGCTTTGTTATATGGCGAAATGGCCGATGTAGAGAAGCAAACGAAAAATTATATGCTTTTCACAGTGAAACCGTTATTAAAAAAGATTTCAGATGAAGCAAACGTTAAATTTTTTGAAAAAGAAGAGTATCTTTTAGGTCAAAAAATTGAAATTAAATCCGTTTCTTATCAGAGTATATTTGAGCTTGCTGAAAGTATCGATAAACTCATTTCTTCTAGTGCATTCACAGGTAATGAACTTAGATTGGAAGTAGGATATGATATTTCAAATGATCCGAATTTAAACAAACATTATATTACCAAAAACTATACAGAAACTCATTTAACTGAAGGAGGTGAGAAACAAAATGACGGTGAAAATTGACGTTAAAGGGCCAATTATTTCTAATGATGAAGCTTGGATTTATGGTTGGTTTGAAATGGATGCTACAAGCCCAGGTAAGATTTCAAAAGCTCTTGATGAAGCAAATGGCGATGACTTAGTTGTATCAATTAATAGTCCTGGCGGTTATGTAAATGAAGGTTCAGAGATTTACACAGCATTAAAAAATTATCCTGGTCATGTGGAAGCTCAAATTGTTGGGTTGGCGGCAAGTGCAGCATCATTCATTGCGATGGGTGCTGATAAAGTTCGAATCTCTCCAACAGCTCAAATTATGATTCACAATGCTTCTATGTGGAATGGTGGAGATCATCGTGATATGGAAAAGGCTGCTGAGATGTTGAAAACAACAGATCGAGCGATTGTAAACGCCTATGTCATTAAAAGTGGGAAATCAGAAGAGGAACTACTTAATATGATGGCTGAAGAAACTTGGATGGGTCCACAACAAGCATTAGAAAACAATTTTGTGGATGAAATCATGTTTATGGATAATCAGGTTAAAATGACAGCTTCAACTGCCACTTCTGCCATGCTTCCACAGAAAGTAATCGATGGTTTTAGAAATGGAACAATAAACAAAGGCCAAGGGATTACAAAAGAAGATTTAAACGCAGCGTTATCAGGGTTAAAAAACGAAATCCTGAATGATTTACAAAACAATATAGAAGAACAACCAAAGGAGCCGAATCCTAAACCTGTAAAAAACAGTGGGATTAAAGGGCTCCTTTTAAATTTATAAATTTATAAAAATATAAAATTATAAAAAATGGAGGAAACACATAATGACGATTAAATTTAATAAGTCTGAAGCATTCAATAAGGCGAAAACAAAGTTAACGGATGCTTTAACTAATGCAGAGAGTACAGAGCAAGAACAAACAGCAGCATTTGAAGGTTTCTTTGATGCGATGCAAACGGATGTAATTAACACAGTCCGTAACCAAGTAAATGATGAAATGTTAGATCGTTCTATTCTTCAACAACGCGGTCAAAACGTATTAACAGCAGCGGAAACAAAATTCTTTAATGCAGTTGTACAAGATGGCGGTTTTAAAGACGGTTCTATTCTTCCGGTAACTACACAAGAACGTGTATTTGAAGACTTAGTTAAAGAACATCCATTACTTGATGCTTTAGGTCTACAAGATTTAGGTGCAGTTACAAAGTTCATTTACTCTGATGCGACAAAAGCGTATGCTTGGGGCGAATTATTCGGTGAAATCAAAGGACAAATTAATGCGGCATTTAGACAAGAACAAATTGGTCAACTTAAATTAACTGCATTTGCTGCTATTCCGAACGATATGTTAGAACTTGGTCCGGAATGGGTTGAACGTTATGTTCGAACTTTATTAGTAGAATCTTATTCAGTAGGTTTAGAGTTTGGTTTTGTAAATGGTGGTGGAGCTGTAGCGCATCAACCTGTAGGTTTAATGAAAGATGTAAATGCAACTACAGGAGCGGTTACTGATAAAAAATCATCTGGAACTTTAACATTTGCTCCTTCTGAACATGGCGAAGTAATTGCTGGTGAACTTTACGAAGTGGTAAAAGCTTTATCTGTTGATGGAAAAGGAAAATCTCGTAAAGTATTAAATAAAATTGTGATGGTCGTCAATCCTGTGGATGCAATCGGTGTACAAGCACGTAACACAATTCAAACTTCTAATGGTCAATGGGTAATGGCGTTACCTTATAACATCCAAACTGCTGAATCTGAAGAAGTTCCAGTTGGAAAAGCATTATTCTTTGTAAAAGGACAATATCTTGCAGCGATTGCTGGCGGATATAAGCTTAAAAAGTTTGATCAAACATTAGCAATTGAAGATGCTACACTTTATACAATTAAACAGTTTGCTAACGGTAAACCAAAAGATAATAAAGCAGTTCTTGTTTATGATTTAAAGATTTCTTTCGTCCCTAAAACTCCACCAACTCAAGGGTGATGTGAATGGATACAGTAATTTCAAATGAAATATTACAGCAATTCAAAGATAGGATGCGATTAGGTGATGATGAAGATGATAACCTAAAGCGCATCCTTTCTACGTCTAACAAGGCATTACTTAGAGTGTGTGGAAATTATGATTTAAATAATGACGAGGAGTTCAAAGAATTAGTCTTTGAACGCTCTCGTTATGTTTATAACGATGCATTAGAGTATTTTGACAAGAATTTTTTAAGTCAGATTAATAGTTTAGGTATCGATAAAGCGTTAGAAGAAATCAAACTGGACGGTGATTAATATGCGTCCTTTTCAGTATAAAAAGCCATTGAATACAGGTGATTTTAGAAATCGAATTTGCATTGAACAACCTGTAGTAATAAAAGATGAATTAAACCAAGTAATCGAAACATCTTGGCAAGAAGTTAAAAAAGCATGGTCAATGATAAAAACGGTAAAAGGGTCTGAGTATATTGAAGCTTCAGCTTCACAAGCTACTCGGATCTATCGTTTTGTAATCCCTTATACATCAGGAATTACAGAAGAAATGCGAGTTAATATGAAAAATCGTATCTTTGATATTATCGAACCGCCAATGAATGATGATGAAATGTATCAAACATTGACTATTATCGCAAAGGAGCATACTTGATATGAATGATTTTGCGAGTGATCTTGCTAGAGAATTACAAAGATATGCAAATGTTGTGGAAGAAGAATTACTGACAGCACAAGAAGAAGTAGCTGATGTTGCTGTAAGTAAATTAAAACAAAATAGTCCTAAAAAAACAGGTGCTTATCGTAAAGGTTGGCGTAAGAAAAAAGAGGGTAATGGTGTTGTTATTCATAATACGCAAGGACAACTAACACATCTTTTAGAAAAAGGACATGCGAAAGTTGGTGGCGGACGTGTTCCAGCGCAAGTGCATATTCGTCCGGTTGAAGAGTATGTAATTAATGAATTACCAAGACGGATTGAAAGGGCGCTTGAATAATGACATTAGGTGAATTAACAAAAATCCTTGAAGCTACAGGTTATCCTGTGGCTTATTCGCATTTCACAGCAACGCCGATCAACCCAGTTCCAGCGCCACCTTATATTTGTTTCCTTGTGGACGGCTCAGCAAATTTAATGGCTGACAATAAGGTTTATCACAAGATAAACGATGTAAATATAGAGCTTTATACAACTAAGAAAGATGTAGTTGCAGAAGCCAAACTTGAAAAAGTCCTAGACGATCATGAAATAACTTATGACTCGTATGGGACTTTTATTGAATCTGAGAAATTATTTCAAAAAATATATGAAACGAGGTTGATGTAGATGCCAGAAAATAAAGTGGCTTTTGGTTTAAAAAATGTTCATTATGCAACATACGAAGCAAAAGATGGGGTAGTTACATTTGGAACGCCAATTCCAATGCCTGGTGGAGTCGAGTTAACGTTTGATCCACGAGGAGATTTGATCGAATTTTACGCTGATGACATGCTGTTTTACTCCGCAAGTAATAACCAAGGATATGATGGAACATTAACGATAGCGAGTATTCCAGAACAATTTGCTATTGATGCTTTAGGTGAACAATTAGATGAAACAGATGGTGTATTAAATGAGTTAGCTGATGCAAAAGGAAAACCATTCGCATTATTATTTGAATTTGATGGTGATTTAAAAGCGACTCGACACGTTATGTTTAGTTGTACGGCAAGCCGTCCTACAATTGCATCTAAAACGAAAACAAGCTCAGCTGAACCAAATACAAACGAGTTAAAATTCGTTTCTAGTCCAATTGATATTGCCGGAAAACGCATGGTTAAAACAAAAACGACTACTAAAACAACACCAGCTATTTATGATAACTGGTACAAAAAAGTTTATATAAAAACACCAGCAGCACCAAAGGGAGCGTAATTAGATGGAAAAAACAATTACAATAGACGGAAAACAAGTCAGATTAAAGAGTACAGCGGCAACAGTTAAACGATATAAAGCACAATTTAGACGTAATTTATTTGCAGATATGATGGGGTTAGGAGCAATTAGTACGTTAACTTCACCAGATGGATCACAACAACCTATCGATACATCTAATCTTGATTTAAGTAAAGTGGATTTTGAGCTTGTTTATGATTTGACCTGGTTATTCGCTAAAACGGCTGATCCAAGTATTCCTGATCCTATGGTTTGGCTTGACGGTTTTGAAGAATTCCCAATTGAAGAAATCATGGCAGACATAATGGAACTTGTTCAAGTCACTATGGGAGCAAAAAAAAAATAAAAGAAAACAATGGAGAGCAAGAGACATTCAGTGATGAAGAATTAACCACTGATTTGTTCCTTGCTCTTTGTTATAAAGCAAAATTAACGCATTGGGATTTAGAAACCATGACAATCGGTGATTGTTTTGATTACATCGCTGAGTTGGCTGAAATGGAGAACCCAGACAAAGAAAAAGTTAGAAAAGCAAGTCAAAAAGACTTTGATTCATTCTAAGAAATGAGGTGAGAAAATGGCAGGAAGAATTAAAGGAATTACAATCGAAATTGAAGGGAATACTCAACCGCTACAAAATGCTTTAAAAGATGTTAATAAACAAAGTGATGCTTTGGCTAAAGAATTAAAAGATGTTGAGCGTTTATTGAAGTTTGACCCTGGGAATATTGAGGCACTTTCTCAAAAACAAAAGTTACTTACACAACAAATTGAAAATACAACACAAAAGCTAGACAAATTGAAGGCAGCGGAACAACAAGTACAAGCTCAATTTCAAAACGGTAAAATTTCTGAAGAACAATATCGTGCTTTTAGGCGTGAAATTGAATTTACAGAAGGGTCACTTAATGGTCTTAAAAATAAACTAGGAAACATGAAAGCTGAGCAAGAGAATGTAGCAAGCTCTACAAGGCAATTAGAAACATTGTTTAGAGCTACAGGAAAAAGCGTTGATGATTTTGCGGGGGCATTAGGAAATCGTCTTGTGAATGCAATTAAAAGCGGAACAGCTACAAGTCGCCAATTAGAACAAGCAATTGGGATTATTGGTCGTGAAGCATTAGGAACTGAAGCAGATATTGAAAAATTACAACGAGCGCTACGATCTGTGGATGCTGGTAATTCAATACAACAAGTACGAAACGAATTACGAGACTTACAACAAGAAGCCCAAAGAACGCAAAGAGAATTTCAAGAATTAGATATAGGCTTAGAAAACGTTCTTGGAGCAATGGTAGCTGGTGGTGGAATTGCCGGGACAATCGAAAAAGCACTTGATATGTCTAAGTTAAAAACAAAGATTGATATTACTTTTGATGTACCTGAGTCCTCCAAAAAGTCAGTAGAAGAGGCTATTAGAGGTGTCACTACTTATGGAGTTGATGCTGAAGCGTCTTTAGAGGGCGTGCGTAGACAATGGGCTTTAAATAAAAATATTAGCGATGAAGCTAACGCATCTATAGTAAAAGGGGCGGCGGTAATCGCAACATCTTATGAAGGTATAGATTTTACAGAGTTAATACAAGAAACATATGAAATAGGAAATGAATTAGGGATAACTCAAGATAGTGCCCTTGGTATGGTGGATGCGTTGTTAAAAATGGGATTTCCGCCAGAGCAACTAGATATTATTGCCGAATACGGAAGTCAGCTGACTCGTGCAGGTTTTAAAGCGGAAGAAGTCCAAGCGATTATGGAAGCAGGCGTTGAAACGGGTAGTTGGAATATTGATAATCTCTTAGATGGGCTTAAAGAAGGAAGGATTCAATTAACTGAATTTGCTCAAGGTGCGGATAAGGCTTTGAAAGAAGCGCTAGATGGTTCTGGGATTGCCACAGAACAAATAGAAAAGTGGGGTGCAGCTGTCGCTAAAGGTGGAAGTGACGGTTCGAAAGCTATGGTAGAAGTAGCTAAAGCAATTGAAGGGATAGAAGATCCAGTAAAAAGAAATCAAGTTGGAGTTAAAGTTCTAGCTACTATGTTTGAGGACCAAGGGCAAAATTTAACTAACACTTTAATAAACGCTTCGGAAAAAACAGTAGACTTCCAGAAGAATCAAGATAAATTGAATGAATCTATTAAAAAGATGGATGCAAGTCCAGCTGTTAAGTTTCAAAAAGCCATGGAGGATTTAAAAATGGCACTTGAACCAGTTTTATCTGTGGTAGCAGATCTTGTTTCTAAATTTGCTGAATGGATTTCTAATAATCCAGAATTAGCAGCGACATTAGCGGCTATCGGAGTCGCTATTGGTGTGATTTCCGGTGCGATCATGGCACTTGCTCCTATAGTCATGACAGTCATGAGTTTCTTTGGAATTGGAGCTTTAGCAGCAGCTGGACTTGTTGCCGGTATTCCTCTTCTTATAGCAGCTTTAGCAGCTATAGGAATTGCCATTTATAAAAACTGGGACGATATCAAAAATTGGACAATAGAAACCTGGAATTCTATTAAAGAATATTTGATAGAACTTTGGGACGGTATCGTTCAATCATCTAGTGAAGTATGGAATTCATTTTTAGAAACAATGCATTCATTCTTTGATCCAATAGGTCAGTTTTTTAGCGATTTATGGACCGGAATAGGCGAGATATGTAGTAGTACCTGGAATTCTATTGTCGAATTTTTCTCAGGAGCTTGGGCTTCATTCACTGAAATGATGCATAGTTTCTTTGATCCAATAGGGGAATTCTTTAGTAGCTTGTGGTCTGGAATTGTTGAAACAGCTTCCTCTTGGTGGACTTCTTTAGTTACAACAGCTTCTGAACTGTGGGGAACACTCGTACAAGCTTGGCAAGAAACTTGGAACACGATTCTTACTGTTTTAGATCCAATTATTTCAGCAGTTTCTACCGTTTTAGAAGCTGGATGGCTACTTATTCAAGCCGGAGTACAAATTGCATGGGCGGCAATCTGCCAATATATTATTCAACCAATTCAAGAAGCTTACAATTGGGTGAGTACAACAATCAGTGAAATGGTTACTTGGCTTGGTACACAATGGGAAATTGCAAAAGTTGTGGCACAAATAGCCTGGGGATTATTTAAGCAATATATCATTCAACCAGTCGTAGACACTTGGAACTTAGTAAAAGAAAAGTTCAGTGATTTAGTTTCATGGCTAAATTCACAATGGGAGACAATAAAATCATATACATCAGCAGCGTGGAGTTTGATAAAACAGTATGTTATCCAGCCAGTGCAAGAATTGTGGAATGCAACAAAAGAAAAGTTGAATGATTTAGCAAATTGGATATTAGGAAATTGGGCAAAAATCCAATCTTATACACTTGCAGCATGGCAGTTAGTTTATAAATATGTTATTGATCCGGTTATTTCAGCCTATAATTCTACGAAAGAAAAATTCGGTGAAATGTATAACAGTGCGAAAGAAAAATTTGATGCTATAAAAAATGCAGCACAAGAAAAATTCGATGCGGCTAAACGTAACATCATTGATCCAATCAAAGAAGCGGTTGGTAAGGTAGAAGAATTTATCGGGAAGATTAAGGGATTCTTTAGTGATTTAAAATTAAAAATCCCCAAACCTGAAATGCCATCAATGCCACACTTTAGCTTAGAAACTAGTACAAAAAATGTTTTAGGTAAAGACATTACTTATCCGTCAGGAATTGGCGTGAAATGGAATGCAAAAGGTGGTATTTTTACTCGTCCAACTATTTTCGGAATGAATGGTGGACAACTTCAAGGTGCTGGAGAAGCGGGACGAGAAGCGGTGCTTCCCCTTAATAAAAAGACACTTGGAGACATTGGCGCTGGAATCGTAGCAGCCATGCCACGAGAACAATTTGCTATGCCAGGAGAAATAAATCAATTAATGGGTGACATGAGCCGTATGATGGCTAGTTCTGTAAGTCAATTATCAGCCTTAAAGACTGTTATGAATGGCGTGTATGGGAATATGTCAAATAGCAAACAGGCTATGACAAGTAGTGTATCAAATCAAGTATTTAATAACTTATTTGGATCATCTGGTGACGGAGCAATTCCGATGCTTGGTGGTGATTTGGTTGTTGAAGTTCCTGTTGTTATAGAAGGGCGAGATGTGGCACGTGGTACGTATCGATATACAACCGAGTACCAAGAAAGAGAAAAACAAAGAGACTCAGCCTTTTAGGTTTGGGTTTCTTTATTTTATAAAGAAATGAGGTGTCAACATGAGTTCTTTTACATTTAACAAAATACGTAAAGGCTTTATTCAAATTGCGAAAGGATGGAAAAGACCTACTTGGGCACCATTGAAACGAAATTTTCTAAACGTTCCAGGATATCCTGGCGCAAGATTGTTAAACACACAAACAGAAATGCGCGTTTTATCTATTCCGGTAGGAATTATAGTGCCTGATGGATCTAACTTAGAAAAGCTGAAAGAAGAAATTGCAAGTTGGCTAATAACAGATCAACAAACAGAACTTATTTTTGATGTAGAACCAAATAGAACGTATTTAGCAATTGTGGATGATAGTTTTGATCCGGATGAATTTGTAACACTTGGAATAGGAACAATCAAATTCATTTGTCCAATGCCTTATAAATTAGGACCAATTCGAAATGCAAAAGCAAAACTAGAACCAAATAATATTATTAAAATGGATGCTTTGAATGAGGGAAGTGTATTTTCAGAACCGAAATTCAAGATACAGGTAGAAAATCCGTCCACATTCATCGATATTATAAATAAAAATGGAAATCAACATTTTCGTATAGGATACCCAGTTAAGATAGATGAAACGCCAATAAGTAGGTATGAATTGGTTATGCATGATAAAGCGAATTCTCTAGTGGGTTGGACGGAAGTGGGAAAAGATTTCGTTTCAGATTACGGCATCGTAGCAGGGAAAATGATAGCAGATGGCGCACGTATCATGCCATCTGATTACGGTCAAGGGCAATTTTGGCACGGACCGGCAGTGAAAAGAAGCATTACAGGTGGACCGCTACAAGATTTCACACTTGATGCAATAGTTGAATGTCGCAACTTAAACCCTGCAACTATGGGACGTGTAGAACTTTATTTATTAGATGAAAACAGCGTTGTAGTTGGAAAAGTAGGTATGTTTGATGCATATAGAAATTCTAGCGAGAATTTCGGTGAGGTTATGGCAGGAAACGGTGACTACAATCATCTGATTATAGCGGAAACTGGTTATTATCGTTCAACATGGAATGATTTTTATGGACGTCTACACATTGCACGAGTGGGAAATTATTGGCAGGGTGATATTGCTTTAATCGATGAAAAAGGAAATTACCATACAGAAAAATTTGCCCAATGGTGGGATACGGGCAATAGCTTTATGAAAAAAGTCGCTCAAATTGTTGTGCATATATGCTCGTTTAGTGATGCACCATCATTAATTGCAGCTGTACATGATATTAAAGTGCAAAAAGTAAATAGCAATACAGAACGTCAAATACCTTATATTGTTCAAAAAGGAGACCTTGTAGAAATCGATTCATCGGATGCAAGTATTCGTATTAACGGAGCAGACGCGATAAATATAAAGGATTTTATGAGTGACTATATACGTATTGAAAAAGGAAAGAATGAAATCGAAATATCCCCAAACAACATTGGACAAGTAGATGTCACGTATAGGGAGCGTTACAGATGAGTAAAGCAAATAATCTATTACACATTGTGGATTTTAAAACAGAACAAATCATAGGTGTTATCAAAGAACAGGATTATTGGGATGATTTACGCCAATGGGAGCTTAAAGATAACAAAGATAAATTTGAGTTCACAACAGCTGATGGTACAAAAATAGCGGCATCACTTATACAACAGAATCTTGTTGTTAAACAAACTCGTGACGGTACTTTTGTTTCATACATTATTACAGAAGTAGAGCAAGATTCAACAGGTCGTCCAAAGAAGATTTATGCACTTGGTGAACATACAAAGCTAAAGAAAGCGACCGTAATTAAACCACAAACTTTACAAGCTACTACAGTCAATGAATCTACGGACTTTGCTTTACAAGGTACAGAGTGGAAACCTGGGATTACTGAGTTTGTTGGTATACGTACCATTCATATTAAGGATTTTACAAATCCGCTGGATCTCTTAAAACAAATCGCATCTACGTTTGAACTTGAGATTCGTTTTAGAACAGAAATACTGGGATCTTTTATTGTCGGTCGTTATATAGATTTAGTAAAAAAGGTTGGCCGTGACAATGGGAAAGAGTTTTTACTAGGAAAAGATGTACAAGGTATTCGACGCATTGAGAGTAGCCAAGATGTAGTAACCGCTCTTGTAGGTGTTGGTCCGCAAAATAGTGAAACTGGTGAATTTCTCACATTTGAAGACATAAACAATGGCAAACTTTATGTAGGAAATAATGATGCCCTGCAACGTTGGTCAAAAGATGGCAAGCATTTATTCGATATGTATTCACCGCAAACAGAAGAGCAAGATATGACGAAGCAACGACTCAAACAGTTAACCGAAGCAGAATTAAAGAAGCGAATTGATAGTTCTACTTCGTATGAAGTAAGTGCAGTAGCGCTTGAAAAAGTGTTTGGTTTATCTCATGAATCGGTTCGTAAAGGAGATACGGTACGAATAAAAGATACAGGGTTTAGTCCACCACTTTTCTTAGAAGCTAGGTTAATAGCAGCAGATGAATGTGACACTGATCCATCGAAAGATAAATATATCTTTGGTAATTATCGTGAAATGAAAGATACACGAAGCCTGATCGATAGGTTATACGCACAAATCATGGGTAGCTTATCAAATAAAGCATCTAAAGAATTACTAGATATGTTAGATAAAAAGCTTCAAGAAAACGTAAAAGAAACAGAAGTAATTCGAAAAGAATCGGAAGCAGCAAAGAAAATTGGTGAACAAGTAGCTGAAAACTTGAAGAATAATACCGTTGATATTATTGAAGGCGTAAATCCACCAACAGATAACTTAAAGGATAGAAAAACGTTCAACAGATAACTTAAAGGATAGAAAAACGTTGTGGCAAGATATCAGCAAAGGAAAGCCTGGTATTCTGAAATTGTGGAAGGATGGTAAATGGGATTCTGTTGTTCCTGATGTGGAATTCTTTAAGAAGGAAACATTAGAACAGGTGAGCAAAGATATCGAGACCACAAAAAATGAATTAAATCAAAAGGTTCAAGAAGCGCAAAAACAAGCAACAGGGCAATTTAATGAAATGAAAGAAAGCTTACAAGGTGTTAGTCGTACCATTTCTGATGTGCAAAATAAACAGGGTGAAATTGATAAGAAGGTAACAAAGTTTGAGCAGGATTCTAACGGGTTTAAATTATCTATTGAATCGTTAACTAAAAAAGATACTGATATCAGCAATAAATTTAATACAGTCGAGCAAACTGTGGAAGGCACAAAAAAGACAATATCTGATGTGCAACAAACTGCAAATGATCTGAAGAAAACAACAACTGAAATTAAAGAGCAAGCAGGCAAGATTAGTGAGAAGTTAACAAGTGTAGAAAAGCAAGCAAATACTCTAACAAATAAAACAACTGAGATTGCAAAAAGTGTGGATGGAATCAAAGAAACAGTAACAAAAGTAGAAAATAATCAGGGTGGATTTGATAAACGTGTAACAGCAGTAGAGAAAACCGCTGAAGGTATTTCTCAAAACGTTACCAAAATACAAGAAACACAAACGGTACAAGGTAAACAAATTACTGAAGCACAATCTACAATCAAACAACATTCTGATGCACTTGATCTGACAGTGAAAATGAAAGATGTTGAGAACTATGTAGGCGGTATTGGTTCTATCAACGAAATTAGAAACGCAGGTCTTGAATTAGGTAACAAGTATTGGTCAATTAACCAGGGTACTGTCATTCAGCCAAACTCAAAATACAAAGGATACGCAACTTTCTGGAGTGATTACTCAGGAAAGACTAGTGATCACTGGTCTGGTACCGCTTCTGAATTTATATCAGTTACAAATGGTGAGGATCTTATTTCTTCAGGTTGGTTTGCTACTGACAATATAGCTTCATTGGATCAAAAAGCATGGATGGAAATTGAGTTCTGGAATGCTACAAAAGGAACTAGAATGAGAACGCAGCGTGTAGAAATCCAATGGGCTAAACAAGGCGATTGGGCAAGAATGATGATGGTTTCAAAGGTTGCAGCTAAGGAAGAGTGGGTTAGATGGCGTTATTATGTTCAAAGAAACGGACGTATACGAGCTGCCCTTCCGATGTTACAGCGAGGTAAAGTAGCTACAGAATTTTGGTTGCATCCGAAAGATCAAACTGATGCTGATAAAATGATTGAAGATATTTCCAATAAAGTAGCTACACTAGATTACAACCAGAAAACAACTGAATTAGAGCGCCTTATTTCCGCCAATACGGAGGGAATTAAACTTGCTGCAGTAAAAAACGAAGTATATACGAAACAACAGGCTGACGGAAGATATGCGGATAAAGCGTATGTAGAAAAACAAGAGGGACGTATTGAGGTAACTGAAAAAGCGATTACTAGTACCGTCCAAAAAGGCGATATTATCTCAGCTATTAACCAAACAGCTGAAAAGATTCAAATTAATGTTGCTAAGTTGCAGATTAACGCTGATACCATTGTAAAATGGCTCACCGCTACAGGCATTAATGCAGATGTAATTAAAATCGAAAATGGGAAAGTTACGATTGATAAAAATGGTATTACAGCAAAAATGGCTGACTTCTTTTTTGAAGATGAGCGTGGGCAGAAATTTTCAGTAACACCAAGGAAGAATCTCATTCCAGATCATGACTTTTCACACATTTCTTTTAAGAATTTTAATAATTATTTTTTGAAGATTGAATACAGTCCTACATGGACAATTATGTCTAATCCATATATTGAGAAACCAGTGGTTAATAATTATGAGCCAATGGTTAATCCGTTGCGGATAGATTTAGGAAACTGGATTCGTTTTACATTATTTGATGGTGTAAAACCAGGTAAGAAATACACATTGTCGGCTCATTTCAGAGCAACTACCAATGATAATCGTGTAAACATTACAAACAAGCCAATCATGAGAGCGGTATTCGGTAAATATAACGGTGACACTCCCGTGGAGCTTGGACGAGCATCAAAAACTTACGATGCACCAAGCATTCAAACTGGGAAAATAGTAAGATACGCTTTAACCTTCACTGTGCCGAGTAACTATGTAGAAGGAAATGGTTATGTTTATATTGATTTATTTGGCGAGGGGCTCTTAAATAATATGCAAGCAATTGCTGTATCAGGTGTTCAGTTGGTGGAAGGTGACGTTCCTTCCGTTTATAACTGGGATACAACACATGGAGAACTCGTAAACGGAACACTGCCTTTTTCTACAATTGCACTTGGTACAAAAGATAATGTTATTTACCACAATCATGTGAACAAATGGAATTATATGAATGCGCCACTTGAAATCATAAGCAATGGCGAAATGATGGCACTCGTGGGAGATGATCGTGCGGGACTCAGTTTTTATCCCCGTGGCGGTGGAGAACGTAGAAGTTACATCGGTCACATTTACAACAATGAAAATAGATTCCGAATTGAATCAAAAGATCCTGTTGCAACGACACAATCAATTGAATGTAATGGGATTAACGTATGTGGTGGATACTTTGGTGCTAATGCAGGTTCTATTCATTATACAAATGGTAGCTTAGGTTTAGGGTGGTATTTCCATGATGGTAGATGGAATTATGTTGATTTCACAAATATGACTTCTAGAACATAGAGAGGGAGATGAGTATGAATCCAGACAAATTTATGCGTCCAATGCCACCTAATGAACAGTCATCATTCTTAGGTAGAGTAGTTGATTTGAAGAAAGGTGAAAATCAAGTCACCGTTAGCATTCCAAACGATATGCTAGAATTTTGCGGTATCAAAGAAGATACAAAAGTAGAGGTTTGGGGGCTTCCTGATGGTACGCTGAGTATGCGCATTGCTACTGCATGTGACTTATGCAATAAAGGTGGCAAAGTTTACGAGATTGAGCTTTTCGGTAAAGTAAGTCTTATCTGTGCCGAAGATTATGTAAAGCTAACTGGAAAGAGCCCAGGGGCTTCTGATGAAGTAACAATTGAACATGTTGAGGAAGTAGAAAATAGAATGATAGAAGGAGCACTATCAGCAGATCAGTATTAACTAAATACATGTAAACAAGTAGGGCAGCCATGAGCTGTTTTTAATTTTGAATAAAATACGGTTTTTATAACAAAGAGGAGCGATTTCGCTGCTCTTTTTATTTTGAAATGAGGTGGTCAAAGTGGAAGGGTTACAAGAGGTAAGAAGCGACGTTCAAGAAATCAAGCAAGATATCAAGGAAATTCGTTTAGAAATTAAAAGCTTAGACAATCGAACGACAGGTAACGAAAAAGACATTATTAATATCACTAAACAGTTAGATAAAATTGGCGCCAATACTACCTGGATATTACGACTTATTGTAGGTGGAATTGTTTTGGCAGCTCTTAATTTCTTCTTGAAAGGAGGTGGTATGTAATGTTTGAAATTACAGTAATGATTGGAATTGTAGTTGGTCTTTCGCAAATCGGAAAAACAATTGGATTACAAACAAAATATGTTCCGTTATTGAATCTAACGCTTGGCATTGTGCTAGGCGTTTTATTTTTGGGCGGAGATATCAAAACAAATGTATTTCAAGGAATCATCATTGGATTGTCAGCAAGCGGATTATTTGATCACACAAAAATTATGAAAAAGGATGTTGATGAAAAATGAAAAAGACATTAAA